CGTTAAATATAAGTCTTAGGCACCATAAGCAGCTAACTGAAGTAAACCACCACCCATTATGTATTATTTTTTTTATTATTTAATTATTATTTAATTATTATTTAATTATTATTTAATTATTATTTAATTATTATTTAATTATTATTTAATTATTACTTATTGTTTATATATACTTCTCAAAAAAAATAGATTATTATATTTTTATGAAATATAATAATTATAAAAATAATAAAATTAATTTACGTTAAAAATTAACTTGCATTTATCAATTCATGATTAATTTGCAAAAGCAAGGCCACCCATACCACTCATTATCCTTAGAACATTGTAGTTAGTTGCATATACACGAACATTGTGTGTTTCGTTGTTGCGAAGAGTTAAACGGAGATTTGCTTGGTCAATACGAGACATATTGCAAGTTCCAGATGGTTGGTGTTCTTCTGGTTTAAGTGCAAATGAATATACATTAATACCTTTATCAAGAGGCGCACGAGTGTGATGTTGGAATGGTTGAACTACATTGAAATATTCACCGCCACGAACTTCAAAGCGATCATGACCATTGAGTTTGATTTGTGCATTTACTACTGGGTTAACTGGGTATATGTCTTCATTTACTACACGTTTTGAAACAAATTTAGTATCTTGTGTAGAATCATTATCATTTTCACGGTAAAATTGATAATCAAATTGACCATGTGAAAGATTTGTAATTGCTGCGGGTGCTGCGGGTGGATATACTATATAAGTATCTGTTCCCGAATCATTAACATTTACAGCAAATGATGTTCCAACTGTTGCAGTATTTGTGCTTTTATCAAAAGCTGTAATTAGTTGGGCTGTTTGTGCTATACCATTATCAATATATACAATATACCATCCAGTTAAATCTACATCACCATGAGCTGCTAATATTACATCAAATGTAATTGGTGTTCCGTTTGGTGTTGCTACGGCTCCTGAATAAGTATCTGATGCATATGTGGTTTCAGTAAGATTATTTGCTGGTTGTGCAACCCATACAAGTTCTTTAACTGGGTGGTTAAAGTTAAGATCAATAGTTGAGTTAACTGCAGCAACAGTTTCAGAAGTATTGAATTGAAGTTGTTCAATAAGATATTCGTGAGAAGTTTGTGCAAAGCGACGACGCTCATCAGTATCAAGATAAATATAATCAACCCATAGCGAGCATGATGAAAGAGAAAGAGAAGTAAGAAGAGCACGTTTATAATAATGAACATCACCATCAACAGTGTCTTTTCCGAGTGGTAAAGTAAAAGTTTGTGCAGAAGTTCCTATCTTTATAGTTGCATGAGCTGCTTGATTAGTTGTATCCACAACAGTATGATTAACTTTAAAATCAACAGATATCATACCAAGATATTTTGATTCATTTAATTCAACATTAACTTTAACTTCATGGTATTGTAGTGCAATAAGTGGCAGTGCAAGGCCAGGATTGCGGCAAAACCAAAATTCAAGAGGAACATTTACTACTTGTTCTGGTATTACACCCACAGTTCCAGATGCTGACATTTTCTCAGCACTTGTAAATCCTCCATAAGTAAATGCTTCAAGTTCTTTGTGTCCATTTGTTGCAAATTCACCATCACCAACAAGTTTTGTATATGCATCACGTTTTGATTCTGGAAGAGAAAGCTCATTCCAAATATTCATCCAATCACCATAATGTTTATCAATTTTTTGTCCACCAATTTCAAGTTCTACATTCTTAACAAGTGCAAGACCAAATTTACGTGCAAGATGAAGTGTTGATGTTGCTGATATAGTACCAACAGTATTACCATCATCTTTAAATGACATACTTACTTCTGGAATTGTTGCACGTAGCCACATACGAGATATAAGATCACCATTACGTGATATAGTGCATGATGCGCGTTGTCCTACATTTGGATTTCCATTGAAAGATTGTTGGATAGATTCCATTGCAAAGTTAGTATGGCGACGGTATACAACTTTAAAAAATGTAATTTGCGGGTTTCCTGTAAGATAAACATCTTGTGCCCCGTATGCTACTAATTGCATAAGACCACCACCCATTTTTAATGAATTATAATATATATATAATAAAAAATAATGTATTTTTTTTTATTATAATCTTTAGAAATTTTTTTTTTATTAAAATATAATATTTAATTTATTATATAATATTTAATTTATTATATAATATTTAATTTATTTTTATAATAAAAGTAGGCATTTAAAAATGGAAAAGTGTAATTATACTTTAAAAAAAAAAGTGTATATAAAACTATATTATTTATATTTAATATTAATAAAATATATAAAATGTATGCCATAATATATATATATATATATAATGAATTTTTTTAATATTAACAATAAATTTGTAACAAAAACAAACAATAATAGTTCATTAAAACGCAAAATACAATATGAAAAAAAAAATATAACTCTTGATGCTTATCATAAAGAGCACTTAAAAAAATATATAAATAATAATGTAAAATCAATAGATATACATCATAAAAACAACCAATTTAATTTTAAATATGCTCTTTTATATAAAAAACAACAAAATTATAAAAATAATAAATCTATTTCACAAGAAGAATTAATTAAAAATGAAGAAATAGATTATTTTCTTGATATTGGCAATATATTATATAATTATTATAATATATCACCATCTCAATCTATACATGATACAAACAAAAAAATAACTAAAACTAATAGTTTTAATTTTTCTCTTTTATTAAATAATTCAGAAATTCCAAATAATCATATAATGAACAAATTAATTCTTAATGAAAATATAAATACTAAAGTCTCACTTTATAATGATTATTTATCAAAATGTGATAAAAATTTTATAAATAAAGAAATTAAGTTTAAAAATGTATGTTGTTATTGTGGTTCTGAAAATATTATTTTAAATGAACAATCTATTTCATATTGTGATGATTGTTCTTGTATAAATTCTATTAATATTGAAACAGATAAACCATCATATAAAGAACCTCAAAAAGAAATCTCATATTTAAATTATAAACGAAAAAATCATTTAAATGAATATTTAAACCAAATACAAGGAAAAGAAATAACAGATATACCTATCGAAATATTTAATAAAATTAAGTATGAACTAAGAAAATTAAAAATACTTGACGCAAATAATAATTTAATAAACTGTTCTACTATCAAATATGATATATTGAAAGATATATTAAAAAAAATTAAGTTGAATAGATATTATGAACATATCGCATATATACATTATCGTATAACTGGTGTATCATCAAGTTGTTTACCAAATGAATTAATGGATAAAATTAAAAATATGTTTGAATTAATACAAAATCCATTTTATAAATATTGTCCTGACACAAGAAAAAGTTTCTTATCATATGCATATTGTATCCATAAAATGTTGCAATTATTAGGAGAACAGCAATATTTACAATATTTCCCTTTATTAAAAAATAGAGATAAGTTATATTTACATGAAACTATATGGGCTAATATTTGTAGGGATTTGAAATGGGAATTTATTCCGTCTATGTAGACAACAGAAATTATATCTTCTTTATATTATGGCTTTTTATTTCAATACAATAGTATTATTTTCAAAATGTTGTTTAGTAATATAATAATTATAATATATATCATCTAAATAATTTTTAATTCTTTTTCGAGTTAATTTTTTCTTTTGAATTAAATCTGTTATGGGAATATTCGCATCTATATATATAGTATGACGAAATTGATTACTATAACTATTATCATACATTGATGAAAATGCATATAATGACATTATATACATTACATATTGTAATAAATTACTAATTATTTTATCATGATTTGATATACTTATTATTAAAGTTGAAGAATAAATATCTTCTTTTATACTATTATCCGTATCAACATCATCTAACTTATACATATCAATTAAATATTGAGCAGGTATACATCCAAATACACATCCATCTATATAATAATCATATTCATATAAAATAGGAGTAAATAATATAGGTATAGAACAAGATATACCTATTGCTATTTTTACTGGCATATTAGGATATGTCAAATGTGAAAAATATACTATTTTTTTTTTAGTTATATTTGTTCCAGATACAATATAATTGATTGGATAATATTCATATAATTGTTTAAATGTTATATTAGAATTTAAACCATTCTTTTCAAATATAATATCTATAATATTATTGATAAGACTAATATCAAATAAACCATAGTTATCAAGTAAATCCTTGAATGTATTAAATGATATATCTATAACATCTTGAAAATTACTACTAAAAAGATTGATTATATCTTTTAAGATAACTTTTATTGATTTTTTAAATAGTATATTTAATCCTATAAGAGTTCCACCAGAAGAACAAATTATATTTTCTAAATCATTTAACATATTATTCTCATATATATATTTATATACTCCTATTTGAGTTATACAAGATAATCCGCCACCTGACAAAACTAAATGTTTAATATTTGGTTTCATATATATATTTTATTTTTACTATATTATATATTTATATAATATAAAAATAAATTTTATATCAATTTAAAAATTAGTTTTTACACCGTTGCAAATTTAAATGTCAACTTTTTATTTTTATATATAAAAATAAATTTATCTTATTATATAAGTAACTAAATAATAATTTTTACACTTTTGTGAATTTAAAAAAATAAATAATCTTAAAAAATATAAAAAAATGTAATAAAATGTAATAAAATAAAAAAAAATTTTTTTTTATTTTTTGCTTACATACTCTCTCGTAAGTCAGCTTTCGTGCTCGGGGCTCCCTTCAGCCAGTGTGTGTGTATGTAAGAGGGGCAGGAGCAGTATCCGCCGCGGTCTTCTGATGGGACAGAGACGCTGGGGCAAGCATCTCTTCATCGGTAGTGATAGTTGCGGTTGGGACAGCAGGCACCGGGAAAAACTCCATATGTTCATCTTCCTCCTCTTCTTCGACGGGACCCCCCGCAATTGCGGTCAGCTTGTGAAGGCGGTCCTTCCCTTGAACTTCTGCGGGGGGGAGCGCCGTAGGGTTTTCTGCTGCAGGGTTTTCTGCCGGGGGAACAGTCGACATCATCAGCGATGCATCCGTGGGGGTGCGCGGAACCTTCATCATTGTTGGATGGATTAGTTGCTAGTTGCAGGCTTGTGCCAAAATGGCAACGGTAACTACAACCAATATGCAAATAAGCATTTTTTTTTTAGCCTTAAAAAAATTATATCAATATTTTAGTCTTAAATATATATATATATATATATATTATATAATATTTTTTTCAGCTTCAATATTTATATCAATAAATAAATGTTTCAAAAAGTGGTATATCACTCATCTCATCTTCTTTGGCAATGACCGCTACTGGAACACACATCATATCTTCATCTTCTTCTGCGGAATATATGGTAGTGTCAACCACAACGGCAATCAGCTCTTCCTTTGTCTTATTGAAAATTGACTCCTCTGCTTTCTGTCGTTGTTCCGTTGGCTGTTCTTCCTGGATTTGGTGCGTTTCGCTTTGCTGTTGTTCGTAGTTAACCGACACACATGCATCCAATACAGCATCGGAACCTACCAACGATGCCATAGTACAATTCCACCAATCTCTCGGCAAATGGTTTGTGTATGGAGGCTTTTGCCATACATTGACACCAATCCATTCGTAGGTGAATATTCCAGGGATGAAAGTCAGCACAATGTGCGACCGTGTAGAGGCACGCAACGGAACTTGTTCAAAGATACCAAGAGCGAAACCCCAACTATCTGCTTTCATACCCTTTTTGAACTTGTCATTGATGATGAAGAAACGCTTTTGGTAAAAGTAATCATTATTTGCCACCTCCAACGCTCGCTCCATCAGAACTTTCACATAGGTGTCAATGTTGTCAATGGCGAACACACGACAAAGCGACTGGCGGACCGAATACCACGAGATGTCTGCTTGAAACACCATCTTGAACTCATTATTTAGCTGTTGTGAGATACCGTTTGGCAACATCGAGAACATTCCTGGGCAAGTCTGTTGAACATCTGTGGGATTTCCTGCCATGGAAACAGTCAACATCGACATCAGCGCATCAGTAGATGTCATGTTATTCATCATAGTTTTGGGCTTGGATACTTGTGCCAAAAATGGCAACGGTATGTACATTTAACATATAAATTAGCATTTTTTTATTTAGCCTTAAAAAAATTATATCAATATTTAAACATTAAATAAATATAATATTTTTATTAGTTTTACTATTTATATCAATAAATAAATGTTTTGTGAATATAATATTGATTTATTACATCATGAAGTTCAACAATTATATAATATAAATACAGATAAAATTTAATAAAAATTAAAAAATAAGAAAGATAAATAATTTCAAAAAGTATAAAAAAAATTTTGTTTGTGCACGTAGTGATTGTTTTACACTTATCCACGTAAATCATCGTAGAATCGGTCCTTATCTTCTACTAAATTTAAAAAGTTTATAATATTGTCGCTAAACTTCACAGCTTCAGCGCGCTCATATAAGTCAGTAGAAGCGTACAGAGGGTCAATAGTGCCATCTGTAAATAGCGCAACAAACAAGTCCCATTGTGGAATATACACTACATCTGCTACATTATCATGTGGTAAGCCTAGAATATCTAAGATTTCGCTCAAATCAGATACATCCCCAATCTTGGAGAAAGGAACAACGACAATATTGTCATCAAGGCATAAGCCTTTCTTACCAAACGCGGACAGAAGCTTCAAAAATAACTCGCGTTCATCCCTCAGCATGTATCCACAAAAATTTATTGATGTATTCATTATTTGGTTAATAACATGATCGTAACCGTATGAAGATTCCCAACCGTCCCAGATTCTACAACCAAAAAACAAGAAGAAGAAATCCTCTAATTGTTGCATATCTATGCCAGGTTTTGGGTGGTGGGTTACTTTGTATTTAGGTGGTGGAAGTTGCATCATTCCTTGTGCCAAAATGGCAACGGTAACTACAGCCAACATATAAATTAGCATTTTTTTTTGTAGCCTTAAAAAAAAATGATTTTTTTTCGCGTGTGCGTATGTGTGCATATGTGTGCGTATGTGTGCGTATATGTGTGCATATATGTGCGGTAAATATATTACTTAAACAAAATATCGTGCGTTCGGGTTGCCACATAACTCCACTTTTTATTGTGGATGGCACTAAGGCACAAGAGTGCTACAACAGTCATTACTAATGTATCTGAACTCCAACTTAATACCACAATATCCGAATCTCTTGATTCTTTATCATTATAGCACATTACGCAGCAGTAGTGACTCCCAACTATCTTATGCGTGATGTGGTATTCGTGTACAACCGACATTACAGTAATCTGTATATGAATACCGTTTGGAGTGAGATTGTACGTGAGCTTCTCTTGCACATTGTGGCGCATCTTGTTTTCCAACTCGCGGAGAAGTTCATTCAAGAACTTTTCTTTTTCACGTATGCGCATGTCCTTTCGCATAGTCGGCGGTGCAGTGATGTATGTCCACTTGAAATAAGCAAATAGCATGCCAAAATATATGCATACTACACGTGCTGCGTCTTTTGGCATTTCTCGCGAGATTATTTTCTCAACTGAACGTTTCCAGTTTTCCAATAATGATAAGTTAATAACACCCACACGATCAAGTCCGCATATTTTGTAGTTGACGGTTCTGGATTTTGATACAAATGGCGAAATAGCAATACCGTAGATATTCTTATGGTGGTTATATGCAAATACATATAACCACAAACTCTCATTATTGTACACATTAATGACCTTAACATCAACTACATTGATAGACTTCAATATGGTTATAATCCAGTATTTCAACCCATGCACTAACTTTTCACCTATTGTCATTGTCTCTTCCATCGCGGTTCCTTGTACCAAAATGGCAACGGTAACTACAATCAACATGTATATTAGCATTTTTTTTAGCCAACTATAATTATAGAATAATTTTATCAGCTTCAATATTTATAACAATAAATAAATGTTTTTTTTGAATATAATATTGATTTATTAACTTCTATTTCAACAATTATATAATATAAACATAGATAAAATTCAAAAAAAAAATAAGAATAAGAAAGATAAATAATTGTAAAAAGTATAAACAAAATGTAATAAAATAAAAAAAATTTTTGTTATGTTCATAGTGTCAGTATCAGTTTGGTCCAATAATCAGTTGATGAAGCATGTCAACCAAATTATCGTACGAGTCTGCGACATTCACTCGCACAACGTCATTATACAGATCACTCTCGTAGACTCCTTCAAGGGTACGACCAGGTGGGAGTTTTTATGCCATAAACTCTGCAAATACGCGCCTAATGGGTTGCCCCAACATGTAGTCTTTGAATGTATGTCCTTCTTCCCAGTTTAGATAAAAGTCGCGTGGAAAGATCACGGAAAACTTCGATTCGCCATCTAATGCTTCAACAATAACTCTGTCGTATCCAACGGCGCTATTACCATTCTTATATACATTCGCGACATCCATCAGCTTTTTTGATGCAGTGAGTCCATCGTATAGTGATACAAGGTTATGTTTAGCGGCTGTGGTCGTAGTAGTAGGTTGAACGTGCGTCATGAGACTTGAATACTGGTGCTAAAATGGCAACGGTATTTAGATAATATATTAAAAAGGGCATTTTTTTTTTAGCCTTTAAAAAAAATATATCAATATTTTAGCTGTTAGCGTAAGTCAGCCTTATAAAAAAAATTTTTTACATTCTTTGTTAGCGTGCGGGATGAACGGGGTGGGTGTACGAACATTCTTCGAACAACAACTTCCATATGCTAATTACGGAGGCGCCGAAATATGCATCGAAGCATCACTGCTGTCAGTACTCCATGAAGTGCCCCCTTAGTCAGCTTACCAAAAATTGGAAGCACTCGCCTTGTTGTAGTGTCTTTATTAAGGCATTCTACTGTGGTTCCACTGCTATAAACAGTTGGAGGGTTGAAGTGTTCGCCTCGCTCGATGAGCTTGAGGAGCTTTGTGATCAAGTTATTGTATGAGTGATTTATGTTCACTTTCTCACACGGTGGCCTATAGACGCCTTTGAAGTAATCCCATACCGAAATTGACACAAAGGAACCATTAATCATATTCCCGAATATGTCTTTATACCAGATTCTCTCAACTGTTAAGCGACCATTCCATGAACCGTTTTTTGCAGATACCACACATTGTTCCCCTTCCCATGGAACTGTGCTTGGCTCCAGTGATTCGATATTTGCTACTTTAGTTAGCTTGGAATCTGAAAGCATACTGAAGAGTTGACCTTGGTTGCGAGTAGTATTCCACTCTACTAGAAAAGCAAATATTACAAGTATCATCTTTTCAGACGAATAGGACATCATGAGTGCTTATGCCAAAATGGCAACGGTGACTACAACTAATATGTAAATTAGCATTTTTTTTTGTGTAGCCTTTAAATAAAATTATATCAATATTTTAGTCTTAAATAGCTATATTTATTATCAAATACTATCATATAATAATTTTCTCAACTTCATTATTTATAACAATAAATAAATATTTTGTGAATATAATATTGATTTATCATAAAAAAAACATACTGTTCTCAAGCTTTATTCTGAATTAAACATTCACTCCGAACAACGCGAATATGTTCAGGATACATCATGCACGCAGTAATGGTTCAGTATTAAAGTAGTTTTCTACCGCTGTTTGAACTTTCGTAATATCATTATCTTCATTTTGATTATAATAAACTACTAATGCGTGTGCAGCTATGAATAAATAGCGCGTTGTGTTATCAATATCATCTGGATGGTGTTCCAACATATGTAGATCAATAAACCTATTAAACTTTTCTTCACCACCCACTCGCAATTCTATATCTATGTAAGGGTTATTATTATCATGTATATTGATGATAATAATTGCAAAACGGTCAGAACTAATAGCCTTTAATGCACCCACACTTGTGTTATCAACGAATAAAACAACCCTGGGGTCATCCATTTTCTTGTGCCAAAATGGCAACGGTAATTCATATAAACATATATATTGTCATTTTTTTTACCGTTAAAAGTTATATCAATATTTTAGTCTTAAATAGCTATATATGTTTATATTGATTATTATAAACAATAACTTAAAGAATGCAAAGATAATATACAAAATCTATATAAAAAAAAATGCTATTTATATTATTATAAATATATACCATTATTATAAAATATTTAGTCTATTTTTCCGAAATGATTGATATACAAGTTATTGCTTGTTGCGATTCTAATAGGGCTATTGGCAAAGATAATAAGCTTTTATATACTATTGGTGAAGATTTAAAACGATTCAAAGAAATGACTACAAAACAAATTGTTATTATGGGATATAATACCTATAAATCATTACCTGAAAAAGTTCGGCCATTACCCAATAGATTCAATATAATATTAACTCGTCAATCAATTTTATATAATAATACACCACAAAATACACATATGTTTTGCACTTTTACTGATTGTTTTGAATATCTATTAACTAACCACAATAATAGACAAATATATGTTATAGGTGGTGGAGAAATATATATTCAATTTATTAATTTCTATTTTACTAATTATTTTAACCAATTTCAAATTAGTCAGATTCATTTAACACAAGTTCTTAAAAAACCTAATATTCTAGCTAATGAAGTTAATAAATATACTTATTTCCCAAGATTAGATCATTTATATTATGTATTAGTCAATAATTCTGAGGTAAAAGTTGATAGTAAAACTGGTGATAGATATTGTTATTTAACATATGAATCAAAATCATATAATAAATCACAAAAATTAGCTCATAATGAAAGACAATATTTAAATCAATTATCTAATATTATGAAAAACGGTAAAAAACGGATTAATAGAACAGGAATTGATACTTATTCAGTATTTGGAGGACAATTAGAATTTGATATTAGTAATTCTATTCCTATTATTACTACTAAATTTGTTCCAGTCAAAGGATGTATTGAAGAACTATTATGGTTTCTTCGCGGTGATACTAATGCAAAACATTTACAAGAAAAAGGTGTTAAAATTTGGGATGGTAATTCTTCACGCGAATTTCTTGATAAATGTGGATTAACTCATTTAGAAGAAGGTGATTGTGGAAAAAATTATAGCCATCAATGGAGACGCTTTGGAGCTGATTATATTGATTGTAATACACCATTGCCAAAAAATTCCTATCACGGTGTTGATCAAATTAATGAAGCATTAAGAATGTTAAAAGAAGACCCATATAGTAGGCGTATTATTGTTTCTGCTTGGAATCCATGTGATTTAAAAAAGACAGTTCTTCCCAGCTGTTTTACAGAAGATGCACTTGTATTGACAAATAATGGATATAAATTTATTAAAGATGTAGATGAAAAAAATGATTTGTTATATACTCATTTAGGTCATTATAAACGTATTGAACAAAAATATATTACAACTATTGAAACATCTTTGATTAATATTAAAATAGATTATCATGGTCAATCTATCAAATGCACTCCAAATCATCCATTTTATGTTAAATCTTATAAAGAATCAAAACCTAATTGGATTAATGCATCAGAATTAACTAACGAACATTATATTGGTATGAAAATTAATACTAATTCAATTATTCCTAAATTTGACTTACAAGAAAATATTGGAGAATTTACTAAAAATAAAGAAGCAAGAATTAAAACAGAAATATTAGAAATAAATGAACATGACCAATGGTATATGCTTGGCTATTTTATCGGCAATGGTTGGATTACCCATAAAAATGATTGTAATAAATATAGAATTCACTTCGTAGTTGCAAATCATCAAATCGACTATTTTAAAGAAAGAATCACCCAATATTTAACATTATATGAAATTAAAAATAAAGATAAAAATTGCATTGAATTTGAAGGAAGACAAATGAATTGGTGGACTGTATTCAAAGAATTTGGATATTTAGCAAATGATAAAATAATTCCAGAATGGGTGCACGATGCACCAGTTGAATTTATCAAATCATTTTTAGAAGGATATCAATTTGCAAATGGTTGTCATGATATAAAAAACAGAGAAATAAAATATACAACAGTATCAGATGATATTGCATTTTCTATACAAAGGTTATATTTAAAAATAAATAAATTCGCTGCATTATCATATCAAATTAGACCCCCAACTACACTTATTGAAAGTAGAAACACATATTCAATTAATTTTAAATATAATGATACTGTATCAAATGATAATAATAATAATAATATGAATGATAATAAATCATCATATTTTGAAGATGATATAGTATGGTATAAAATTAAAGATATAAATATTATCCCATCTAAAGAACAAACAGTTTATAATTTTAATGTTAAAGATGATCATACATATATAGTTAATAATTTAATTACTCATAATTGCCATAGCATGTTTCAATTTATGGTTGAAGATGATGACAAAGGAAATAAACTATTAAATTGTCATATGTATCAGCGAAGTTGTGATATGTTTTTAGGAGAACCATGGAATAGCTTTTCATTTGCACTATTAACATATATATTAGCAAAAAAAACTGGCATGAAACCATATAAACTATTTATTAGTTTTGGAGATTGTCATATATATGAAAACCATATAGAACAATGTCGCGAACAATTAAAACGCAATCCATTAGCTGAACCTAAGATTATTTTAGATGATTCAATTATTACAAAAAATTGGAGCGAAATTACTGTTAATGATTTTCAAGTTATTGGGTATTTTAGTCATCCAGTTATTAAAGCAGATATGGCTGTATAAATCAACAGTAATTACATTTTATTTTGGTAAAACAAAAATGCTCCAGCAGTATATGTAAAAGCTATTTAGTAATCATACGCTTTGAATTTAGTTACTATTTTTTTTTATTGAATACAAATTCGGATTTTCTGAAATTCTGAAAATCCGAATTGTGTTATTGCTAAAAATCCTATATACATATTGATAATATATTATATATACATATTACTAAAGATGTAAAAAAAAATTTTTTTTTGTAAAAATCTTAAATCATAGTTATTATCAATATTTACACCTACTCTATTGATAACTATTATACTGTCTATATAAATTATTATTATAACTATTATCATAATCATATCCAGTATCATAATTATTGGATATAGAATAATAATGATTACTATATGAACTATATAGACGTTGTTCACTTATTATATCTCTTCTTATGCATTTTAAACTTGATTCAATATTATAACTGGAACCCAATCCAGATGCTGATGAATAATTTAAGGCCGAACGACCAAGACATCCTCCATTATAAGTATCGTGTTGTTTCCTATATTTGTAAGCCATTGTAAATCAAAAATTAACTTTATTATTTATATAGTTATGTTCTATATTTATCATTATAATAAAAAAAAAAGCATTTTTTTTATAAATTAATTTACTAAAATACTCTTTCGGTCTTTAATAATAAGCATTCCGATTTTTATAACTATTCCTACTCACTGAATAACGTGCATATTCCTCATTACTTTTATAATTATTATAATACGAATTTAATACATAATCACTTGTATGATTACTCTTCTCGTATAAACCATATGATGTTAGCCTATATTGGTTATAATATGTCGCATTATAATAAGAAGAAGTATTATATTTAGTAGAAGGATATGTCATTTATAATATAGGGTATTTAGGAAAAGAGGGTGGGGTATTTAGGAGTGATAATTACATATATACTACTAAAAAGTCATTTTTTTTTAATTATATATATAATTTAATTTCTTTGTAAATTATAAAATACAATATACATTAAAATTAAATATAACATATAATAATAAATATGCTTATCGCATTATTCACTATATTAATTCTTATAAGTTTAGTTATTTTAGCCGGAGTATATTTATATAATAAAAGAAATAAACTATATAATACTTCTAATAATGCACGACGTAAAACAGATAAAAATAATGAAATACACAGTGATAATAATAATGACTCAAATAAGAACAATAATGAATCAAATAATAACAATGATTCAGAAGATAAACCGGTAAATAATAATAATGATAAGAATAATAATGATAAGAATAATAATGATAGGAATAATCATTATAATAATGATGATGATGAAAATGATTATATTACAGGAGATTCTATTACAAATCCTATGAATGAAAATAATGATTATATTAATACTCAACAACAATTATTAGAAAATAAAGGACGTAAAGCTGATGGACAAAAAAATGTTCCTAATGAATGTTATTTACTTAATGATTTATTAAAAGGAGAAAAACCTACCTACGAAAATGCTGATCCAAATATGACATTATACAAAGGATATGAATGGCAAGGACGACCTATTGAAAAATTAAGTTATTGTTCCACTAAATGTTCTTCATGTGATATTATCAATAATCAATCACAATCAGGATTATGGGGCACAACTTTAAATGAAGCTGAAAAAACAGAAGTCGGTAGTATTTTACCTAAATTTATTTATCGTAGGATAGATGATGACGGTAAATTAATTGGCGAAAGATATACTTAAGTAAATTGAGATATGCTTGCTGTTCTTGCTGTTCTTGCTGTTCTTGCTGCCATTTTTTCTCTATATGATTTATCTGTTATTTCTGCTTGGCGCTCCCGCCTATTAACATTGCTAAACTTATTTATAAGTGTTTCTAATCCAGGTGGGCTATATTTTAATGCGGCGATAAAATTTATTTTTGGTTTTTCACCTTTAGATCTCACACTAAGCTTATCACTCGTTTTTTTAACTTGTGCCGAATTTTGTTCTTTTTCTAACATTAGATTAATATGTTTTAATATATTTTCTGATTTAATTTTGTATGTTTGAATTATTTGATTAATTTTATTTTTAAACATTTGATATAGTATATCAGTTTCATGATATACTATCAACCTATCTTTATGAATATAATAAAATAACTCGGATTTAAATTTTGTTTGAAGAAGAGCTTCTCTTTTTTCCAATGTTTTTTCTAATTTCTCTAATTTAGGTATATAAGTTCGCATATTGTCTCTATTTATTTTAAACTGTTTAGATTCTAAATCACTTATTAATTGTTTAATTTCAATATTTTCTGGTTGTGATTGTTGTTGTGGTTGTGATTGTTGTTGTGGTTGTGATTGTTGTTGTGGTAAATTATTATAATTTATTTGTTTTTGTAGAAAATATTCAATAAAATTATTAATATTACTACTCGTTGTGTTATTTGTCTCTGTTTTATAATATAGTATCATATAAATAACATAAATAAAATTAATAAAATAGATAAAATTACTTAAATATAATTCAATATTATTTTTAATTTCTCTAATTTTTTGTTCAATTATCTCTTTTGTTAATTTTTCTAAATTTATATTATAATTTTGTAAAATATTCAAAAAATATATAAGACAATATATATATATTTTTTTTTTTATATTATTTATAGTAATAGCATCAAAAACCTGAAAAAATAGCTTTTCTATTAAGTTTTTATTTTCATCTAAATCTAATAAATTTTGAGATGGATTCTTACTGTCACCTAACAAATTTAAAAAACTAATAATAAAATCTACTATATTGTTTTTCTTTCTTATAAAATTTGTTGTAAAACCATTATATATTAAGTTTTTTTTTGTGTGTTTTTCTTGTTCATTTATATCTTCAGATATTTTATCAATTAAATTTATAATGTTTTGTTTTAATTCATCTTGTGTGCCTTTTCCTGCTCCTTTAGGCAGAGGGGGTCCTTTTCCTGCTCCTTTAGGCAGAGGGTGTCCTTTTCCTGTTCCTTTGATATGCAGAGGGATGCCTTTTTCTTTTCCTTTTCCATTTTCTTTTATGTTTTCATTTCTGTTTGTACTTTGGTTTTGTTCTTGTTGTCTAAATTCTTGGAGTTTTTCTTTGAGTTGTTTTTCGAGTTCTTCTTCGCTTTTTAATAATGTATTTGTAATACTATGAGTATTATGTTTTATATTAATTAATTTTTGGCGTCGGGTATTAATATTACTCTCCTGATGATATGTCATTGCAGACTGCTGTGGCTGATTTTGTGATTGCTGTTGTGGATTTTGTTGTTGTGATTTAGTGAAATTCGCTTGTTTTTGTTCTTCAGGAAATATTGCTAATATTCTATTTATTTTTTGTTGTTTGTTAATTTGAGCACTATTTATTTGTTGCTGTTTTCGTCTTTTTAATTCAAGACGCATTTGTTGTCTTTTTTGTTTTCTTTGTTGTTGTTGTAGTTGTCGTGCCCTATTTAATTGTGTTTTTTGTGGTTGTGTCGACACTGGATTATTCTGATGTTGCTTATCATGCGCAAAGAGACTTTGTTCATTAGTCCGTCTGTTATGTAATAGTGTATTATTATTACTTTCATTATTACTTTCATTATTACTTTCATTATTACTAACATTTGTTGATGAAGTTGACGCAATTGATGTATTTGATGTAATGTGAGTTAATTGATTTGAATTACTTGCGGATTGTGTTCCTATTAGTGATTGGGCAGTTAGTTGTTGTGGTTGGAGTGTCTGTAGTTCATTTTGTAAATTTTGTTCTGTTTGTTGAACAATAGTTGTCAATTGCGGTTTCCATCTATTTCGAAAACTCAATGGTTTACTCGGTTGTATCCCCTTTGTTGGAAATTGTGACTGTAGAATATTAACTCCCGATTGCGTTTGAAGGGTTTGTTCTGTTTGGAGTTTGGCTTGTAGTCCTGTTAGTTGTGGATGTTGTAGTGTTTTTTGTCCTTTTTGTATTAGTGTCCGCTGTTGTTGAGAGTGTTGTATTAGTTGGTTTTGTGTTGATGTTTGTTTGGGTTGTTGTCTTAGTGTTAGTGTTAGTGTGTGTGGTGATTGTTGTGGTGGGTGTTGTGGTGGGTGTTGTCCTGTTTGTATTAGTGTCCGCTGTTGTTGGGGTTGTTGTCTTAGTGGTGTTTGTGTTGGTGTTTGTAGTGGTTGATGTTGTAGCCTTGGTGGTGTTTGTGTTGGTGTTTGTAGTGGTTGGGGTTGTTGTATTGGTGGTGTTTGTGTTGGTGTTTGTAGTGGTTGGGGTTGTTGTCTTGGTGGTGTTTGTGTTGGTGGTGTTTGTGTTGGTGGTGTTTGTGTTGGTGGTGTTTGTAGTGGTTGAGGTTGTTGTCTTGGTTGTGTTTTTTGTATTTTTGGAAATGCTTTATAAGCTATACCTGAAGCTATACCTGAAGCTACTATCAAAGTTAATAAAACGTCCATAATATAATTATTATTTATTAATTATTAATTTGTATATATTCATTATTATATATAATTAAAAAAATTTTATGATTATTTATATAGAAATTGAGTAAGATATAAATAAAGAAATAATATGAATATATTTTTATATTATATTATAATAATTAATAAATAATAATAATAATAAAATAATTTATAATGTTGCGAAAATATAATTTAGATATTATTTTAACAATTATATTTGTATGTTTAGTAGCATATGTTATATATATATATTTTATTCTCCCATCTTATGAAACCAAAAAAATTGTTGAGCGTTTAACTATGGAACATTTTGATAATAAGTCTGATTCATCATCTTCTAATAAAAATAAATCTAAAAAGAATAAATTAAAGCAAGAAGATTACAAGTTATATCAAGATATTATTAATATATATTATGATATTTTACAAATTAATCCACCACCAGCTGAATTACTTGGATTCTTTGAGCGTGTAAAAGCTGGGGTAATTGATCTTGATGAATTAAAATATCAACTTACCGATGAGTATAGACAATTAAAGCGTATTAAATTGTTAGGTTTAACAGAAGATGAATCTGAACCAAAACAAAAACCAAAACAAAAACCAAAACCAAATGAAAAAAACATTGTTAAGAAAGAATCTAAAAAATCATTTAAAAAAAATAATGAAAAGAAAAAAACTATGGATGATTATGATTTAGACAAAGATATTGAAGAAGGTCGTGTAATTAAAGTAAATAAGACTGGTTCATATTCTACATTATTTGATAAAAATGAAGAATTTGTAAAAAAACATTTAAAAGAATTAGATGAATCAGAGCAAAAGAAAAAAGCATTAATTATTCAAAATCCAACAATTTATAATATTTATAATAGTGATAATAATTATGATACTCGTAAAAAAACAACTGTTGATAAGTTGGGTGAATTAAATGCAGCGGATATTTCTAAAATAGTATATGACGAAGATGGTAATCTTGATAAAAACGCATGTGCTGCTCTTCTTGACGAAGCTCAAGGACATTATAAATTTAAAAAAAATAGAGATATGGATGAACTTAATATGAAATGTAATCTAACACAAGACCAAAAATATGATGAACCAATGCATCTTAGAAATGACCAAACATGGACATTAAATCATCTTGGTAATAGAGTTTATTGCGATGTTGATAAAAAGGATAAATGTGCTGTTATTGAATTGCCGGTTGAAAGTAGTTTAGTTGGGACATTTTTACCAAATGCTCGAAAATAGATATAAAGCTTTATCACATATTATATAGTATATAAGTGCTAACGGCTGAGTCTCCGCATGAAGCACCGAAACAATTAAGTTCAAAAGATTATACGATGCCATATTGTGTTCGTGTTGAACAAGAAAATAATGTGATGAAAACTATTCACGCAGAACATATTGCTATTATGAATTTGAAGAGTGTCGATGATGATAAGAACAAAAGTATTACTGTTCCTAAGATAATTTTTCCTAAGATAAACCCCAGCACCCCAAAGCCGCACACAAGCTGTAACTCAAGTAACAACTATTAGTCTTTATTTATAAATATATTATTTAGTTGTTTATAAAAAAAAATATGAGTTGGTTGACCGCTCACCATGAGAACTTCAAGATAGGTATAAATTATATATAGTTAAAAAGTAATTTAAGATTTTTTAATTTTAATTTACTTTAATTAACAATATAGTTTCTACATTATTTTATGACGCTTATATACATATTGAAAAAGCGGTTTAAATTATTTATCTTTTTTATTTTTATTTTTTTTAAATTTTATCTATATTTATATAATATAATTATTGAACTTCACGGATAAATAAATCAGTATTATATTTACAACGGTGTAAAATATTTATTTATTGTTATAAATATTAAGCTGAAAAAAATTTTATAAAATCATAAAATAATATAGCTATTTAAGACTAGTATATTGATATAAATTTTTTTTTTAGGCTACAAAAAAAAAATGCTTATTTACATTTTGGTTGTAGTTACCGTTGCCATTTTGGCACAAGGGAACCGTTCCCATTTTGGCACAAAAAACAGGCCATTCCATGGTTCACACCATGTCGCAGTTGAACAACGTCAAACAACTAGTGGATACTGTGTGGTCCTTATTGCCTGAACTCCGAACATGCATAAATAGTGACTTAGTCGAGCGATTGAAAGAAAGGCTGGAAATGTATAGCATAGAAGAGAAGAAGTTGAGAGAAATCTTGATGTCTCTTAGTGAGTTAGCGGAAACGCAAGACGAGGTTCACACCGATGATTTGATCAAGAATGTGAATAATCTGGAGGATAAGGCGAACCACAAGATGAAATTTATCTTGTGTGAGCTTGCGAAGCAGAGACTTGAAATTCTCCGACAGTCATATATTGATTGGACGAAGAAGCCTATCATCAAGAACCTGGACGACGTTGCTGATCTTTCGAAGAAGATGCGTGAGCTTTGCGTGTCAGGTAGTGAGGAGCCTTTCTTCCATATGCTGGATGAAGCAGATACGTTGTTGCGTGCGATGCGTAATGCGGCTGAGTTAATTGAAGAACTTCCGGCTGATGATACGGAATTTTTTCATCCTAACGATCGCCACAACGACGCCAGAACCAGTCTTTGGGAGCTGATCACGCTTCTTAGCGGAGCGGTCACTCTTTTTGATGCCCGTGTGCGTATTAGACTGTAACGCACATAAGGAAAACCATTCACAATTCACACACGCACATACAGCGACTAGAAAAAAATTATATTTTTTTTTAGGCTGAAAAAAAATGCTAATATAAATGTTAATGTTATTTACCGTTGCCATTTTTGCAAAACTCACAATAGTATGAGTTTAGTGGATTCATTACCCAAAAATATTCAATTTATTATCGCAAATTTTTCAGGAAATAATCACATTTATGATGCTTGTAATACAAAAGATTATAAATATGAATGTCAAATTACAGAAAGCAATGTAAAAGAAATTAGTGAAAGTAATATTAAGTATAACACTTATACAGTTGAATATATTAATTTTGATAGTGATGAGGATAATAAATATTTTTGTGAAATTATGACTCGTGATATTTCATATTTGACGTTTGATTGTGATTTCAATATAAGAATAGATGAACGTTTCTTACCAGTGTCTTTAACGCATTTGACATTTGGTTATTGTTTCAATCAAAAAATTGATAAAAATGTATTACCAAGTTTTTTAACACATTTGACATTTGGTGAGAATTTCAATCAACATATTGAAAATGGTGTATTACCGAGGTTTTTAAAGCATTTGACATTTGGTTATTGTTTCAATCAAAAAATTGATAAAAATGTATTACCAAGTTTTTTAACACATTTGACATTTGGTCATAATTTCGTTCAGTCAATTAAGAATAGCGTATTACCAAGTTCTTTAATAGATTTGAAGTTCGGTGGGTGGTTCAATCAAGAAATTGAGAATGGCGTCTTGCCAAGTTCATTAAAAAATTTGGAATTTGGTGATAATTTCAATCAAAAAATTGATAAAAATGTATTACCAAGTTCTTTAAAATATTTGAAATTTGGTGATAAATTCAATCAAAAAATTGATAAAAATGTATTACCAAGTTCTTTAAAATATTTGGAATTTGGTTTTTGTTTCAATCAACCAATTGGGGAAAATGTATTACCAAGTTCTTTGACACATCTGAAACCCGGTGACCACTTCAATCAAAAAATTGATAAAGATGTATTACCAAGTTCTTTAACTCATTTGGAATTTGGTTATTGGTTCAATCAAAAAATTGGGAAAAATGTCTTACCAAGTTCTTTAAAGCATTTGACATTTGGTGAAAGATTCAATCAAGAAATTGATAAAAATGTCTTACCTATGTATTTAATTCATTTGGAATTTGGTAATGAATTCAATCAACCAATTCGAAAAAATGTATTACCAAGTTCTTTAACTCATTTAATATTTGGTAATAATTTCAATCAACATATTGGGAAAAATGTATTGCCAAATTCTTTAACGCATTTGAAATTAAGTTATGGATACAATCACAAAATTAAGAAAAATGTATTACCAAGGTCTTTAACGCATTTTCCGTTTGGTTGGTGGTAAATTCGTTCAATAAATTGATAATGGTATATTGCCATGTTCTTTAACTTATTTGGAATTTGGTCATAATTTTAATCAAAAAATTGAGAAAGATATATTGCCAAATTCTTTAATGCATTTGACATTTGGTAATGAATTCAAACAACCAATTGAGAAAAATGTATTACCTATTTCTTGTGTTATCCATTTCTTTGACGAATTTGGTAATAAATTAGATTAAAAATACAATTTTTTAAGGCTAACTGCGTTTATTTTTTTTAATAATTTTTTATGGCTCAAAAAAAAATGCTAATTTACACGTTGGTTGTAGTCACCGTTGCCATTTTGGCACAAGCACCGCTATGAGCTTGTATTCGCAACATGACTTGGAGAGTGCCAAGGAAAACATGAAGCGTACCAAGGAAAACATGGATCGTGCCAAGGCATGCGTGGAACATGCAGAGAAAAAGCTGGAGAGTACACTCCCGTACGAAGCCGAGAAGTTAGGGTTAAAAGTTAAGGCTTATCGTCAGCATAAACAAGCCTCGGCTAATGTAGATGCACACTCCCAAAAAAACGCGTGTGCGCAGGCATTATTAGCACATGTGGTGAAGCAATTGATTGAAGACAAGAAGGTTGCGGCTATTGCAGAATCAAAATGTGCCTATGCGAAAGCCGAGGCACACGCAGAGGGCACCGAGAATGCATATGCCCGCTGGGATAAAGCCGTGGCATTCGCAACTTGCATCTCTGATACAGTCAATATTAGGACTGAAGTATGTAAGCGTGTATTGAAGAATGTGAAGATGAAGGAATCTATCTTGGAAAACTCCAAGAAGGAGTTGGCGAATGCCGAAGCGCAGTTAGAGGTTGCAAGTGTGTCATGGAACGCTGCCAGAGAGCAATTAGCGAAGGCCAAGAAGGAGTTAGCTAACGCTAAGAAGGAGTTAGACAATGCCAGGAATGAATTATTTTTTGATTCGGTGTTTGTCCAGTTTGTATCACATGGTTAGAAACGGCTAACTAAAGACTTGGCAAAAGCCACGGAGAGGATCACACACAACTGCTTACCACCACGCACACCGCAGACAAATTGTAAAAATATATCATTTTTTTATAAGACAATAAATTTTTACAATGAATATATTGATAATTTACATAATATTTATTATTATTTATTATATATTTAATTATAAATAAAATAAATTTTTATTATTTTATATATAATAAAAAACATATATAATTTAAATATATTATATAATAATGTTAAATACATCAAATTTACAAAATGTCGCAGTTGGACAACGTCAAACGACTAGTGGATACTGTTTGGTCCGTTATTAGTTTTATAATCATTTACAATTAAATAAATAATTATAAAACTAATAAATGGTGTATTGCCATGTTCTTTAACTTATTTGGAATTTGGTTATAAATTCAATCAACATATTAAAAATGGTTATTAACAGTTGTTGATAAGAGTGTCTTACCTAATTCTTTAACTCATTTGATATTTAGATGTACGGATTATAATCAAGAAATTGTTAATGATATATTACCTAGTTCTTTAACTCATTTGTGTTTTGGTTATTATTACACTAAACCAATTAAGAATAGTGTATTACCAAGCTCTTTAACTCATTGAATATATAATTACAAGACTTGGAATTAAATATTGATATAATTTTTTTTATGACTAAAAAAAATGCTAATTTATATGTTAGATGTACATACCGTTGCCATTTTGGCACAAGCAAAATACATGCACCCTTATCCCAAAGTCGCTCTTATGAATGTTCGCTCTGAAGCTACCGAGAATAGCAAGAAGCCGGATGAGAACAACTTGAAGGAAATGTTAGAAAAATCCAAGGAACGCTTTTCCAAGTTGCAGCGTATGAAGGATATGTTAGACAATCCCAATACAGAATTGTCTGAGGCTGAAGCGCGATTAAAAACTACAAATATTACATTCGAAGAATTGCGTTCGATCGAGCAAAACTTGGCCGAAATTAAACAGCAATATGACAATGCCACGAAGGAGTTACAATTGTTGACACAGCAACATTGAAGTTCAAACCCTAGGAGCACTCATCGCCGCACACCGCGACACACAATCACTTATTATCTAAAAAAAATATATCATTTTTTTTTAGACAATAAGTTTTTGAAATAATAGAATTTCAGTTGAAACATGTTATAAAGCACTTTGTAATAGTACATCACAATTACTACCTATATAATTAACGGAATTGGAATTAAATATTGATATATTTTTTTTTAAGCTACAAAAAAATGCTTATTTACATATTGGTTGTAGTTACCGTTGCCATTTGGCACAATCACACACAACTGATAATAACCATGTTCAACTCATCCGCCGGAAAAACCTCAAATACCCAAGACATAATCGAAGGTATCATTACACGCTACAAGAGTGCCAATGCACACTATATAGATGCCTTAGCTCATTATCGGCAGAAACAGCAGAGACTAGCATTGATGAATGTCGATGCACTATCCAAAAACATTGCGATTGAGCAGTTACACTTCGCAGAAAAAGTAAAACTCTTAGCTTCTGCAAAAGCCAAGGCAGAAGCAGAGTGTGCTGAGAATGCACTGGAATACTGCTTAGCGGAAGTCAGGTACTGCACTGAAGTAGTTAAGAGGGCATTAAAAAACTTGGAGCAGACTAAAAGTATCTTGGAAAACCCCAAGCATGAGTTAGCGAAGGCCAAGGAAGAGTTGGCCAATGCCAAGAAAGAGTTGGACAATGCCGGAGTGGAGTTTGACTCGATACTATCCACGTTGTTGTCCAGTTAGTCCTTGGTACTAAATGAAGACTTGGCAAAAATCAAGGAGATGAACACTCGCCGCTATACACTGCCGCACACCAGCGTTCTTATTGCTACAGAAAAATATTATTTTTTTAAGCTAATAAGTTTTTCAAATGAATATATTGATAATTTATATAATTATAAATAAAATAAATTTTTATTATTTTATATATAATAAAAAAATATAATTTAAATATATATTATTTTATAATGTTAAATACATCAAATTTACAAATTATAGATCATGAAAAAGTAATTATTGATTTATATGAACAAACTAAAAAAAATACACATGATATTTATTCAATAGTTGATAAAAGAGATTATAATAATATTATGAAAAATTATTATCAAAGTCATTTACTATTACATATACAAATAATTTTAATGAAACACATCTTAAAAGATATTGATATATATACAACTAATAATCTTAATGAATTTTTACATAATAAATACAAAAACATAAAATTCATGAGTGCATGTCCTTTTGCTGATATTATGAAAATTAATAATGATAAAATTATTAAAATTCGAAAATTAGAAATTTTTGATTATTATGTTAAAAATGAACAAGAATTTATTGATGAATTATTGAAAGAATATAAATTATTACAATTAACAAATAAGTATAATATTAGTCCTAAACCGTATAATATATATTTTATTATTGTTGATAGTTGGATATTTTCTATAATTGAAATGGATTTTTTTGATGGTATATATGCCGATATTGTTTTAATAGATTTACCAGAAAAACCACGAAAAATATTATATGATAAAATATTTAACAAAATAAAAATGTTAGATAAATTACATATTAATCATAATGATTTACATTTTGGTAATATTTTAGTAAAAAAAACTCATAATGATTATGATATTAAAATTATTGATTATACTCTCAGCACTACACAAAATAAAATATCTTGTTTATCAAATGCACCTATAGTATTTAATTATTTATTTGTAATAAGATTTAATATTAAACAATATTTATTAAATAATTTTGAAGTATATTCTTCAACTAAACAGCCGTTAATTCTTTATAAAAAACAAAATGAAAGTAATAAATTAAGTAAAAGTAAAAAACAAAGTGAAAGTAATAAATTAAGTTTGAGTAAAACACATAGTGAAAGTAATAAATTAAGTTTGAGTAAAATACAAAGTGAAAGTAATAAATTAAGTAAAAGTAAAAAACAAAGTAAATTGATACATATATAAGTAAAATAAAAATTTATATAAATATATTTTCTTATATATAAATAATAATAAGTGTTATATATGCTAATATTATCTAGATTTTTCAGAAATAGAAAACCAATAAATATAAATGATAACAATATTATTTTACAACAAAAAATAGAATATCAATTACTTGATCAAATTTTACAAAAACAACAGTATGATATATCAATAATGATTGAAAATATAAATAGAAATAATAATAATTTTGTACGAGAATTCACTTATAAAATGCCTAATATAAATTTTAATGATATTAAAAATTAATTATATCTTATTTTTTACTATAATATACGATTATATTATTATTATATTATGATTATAATTTATTTCCAATAAGAAAATGTAGGTAAATTATACCACAATTTAGTTAATAATGAAGTTTGTTGTAATAATGAATTTTCTTCATTATTTTCTAAGTTTTCTAAGTTTTCTTTATTTGTATTTTCTTTATTTGTATTTTCTTTATTTGTATTTTCTTTTTGATTTTTATCATTCTTTTTATCTAAACTAATTACATTATATTCATTTTCAACTAATTGTTTAAATTCTATATTTTCTTTATTTTTATCTTTAAGTAAAATTTCATCTTGTAATGTTAATGTTGAAATATATCTTTTATAATCATTATTGAATTTAAATTGCATATGAACTTTATTTTTTCCTGTATAAAATGGAAATTTATCAAATTTATATCCATTATATACATTGTAATTTTTATTATGAATATATTGATAATTTACATAATATTTACTCATAATATTTTTAACACTTTGTGAAAATTAAATTATTATAACTTAATTATATATTATAAAATATTTATTATTATTTATTATTATTTATTATATATATTATAAGAAAAATATGACATTTTTATATTTTTTTTGTTTATATTATTTTGAAAGCAATAGTTTTTTAAGGCTAAATAAAAAAAGCTTATTTACATGTTGGTTGTAGTTACCGTTGCCATTTTGGCACAAGAGATGAGTAGTCTCCCACTCCCGTACTACACGCGGAGTATACTTCGAGATGAAGCATTGAAAGAACTTGTTACTCGATCGTGTGATGGAATACCCTATCCGCTTGGCATTTGCGAACCCGAGAATAGTTAGCGACTGTAAAATATATTTGGTAATACAGTTAGCCGAAGAAGGATCGCACACTCACCACGAACACACCGCACACAGTATTAACATAAATTTTTTTTCTTTGTAATATAATAAAAAAGAAAAAAAAATTATATATATAAAATTAAATTAAAATGATGATTAGAGATTATGTATTAAATAATTATGAAATTATCAAGTGTTCTAATGGTTTATATTTAATACAAGACAAACCATATAGCACATATTATATTACATTACAAGATATTAATGTATATATTAATGGTTATTATTTTACTATTCCAAAAGGATTTAAAACTGATGGAGCATCAATACCTAAATATTTACAAAATATTTACTATAAACCCTTAGATGAAGCAGTATTATTTGCAGGTGTAATTCATGATTACTTATGTTTAACACATATGCCAGCACAAAAAGGACTATATGATAAAAATCTTTATGACTTTAAAAATGGCTATTTATATTTACAATTATTTAATAATAATGGTGATAAAGCACATAAATTAAAATTATCAAATAAAGATGCTACACAAGTTTATAGTGATTTTGTAAAAATATATGCTCCAAATCAATATATTAATTGTAAATTATTTAAAATTAATTTAAAACATAAAAAAATAGCAGCAGGTAAAGCATTTTTAAATATATTAACAATATATCATTGGAATAAAAAACGTTCAGCATATATGTTTAAAAAAATTGATGATGATATATTAAAGTATAATAATATATCTGATAAAGTAATAATTGTAAATTTAAACAATAATTATTTTAATAATTTAATTTTAGAACAAAAAATAGAAAAAAAACCTAAAAATATTTGTGGTATTCAATAATTTTTATTTTAGTAAATTTAATAATTATTTTATATTATTATCCAAAAGATAAAATTAATTTTATTTTACTTTCTTTATATATAATATAATTAGTTATTTTATCATATTTCATAGTATTTATTTATTTTTATAAATATTAAAGCTGTTACACCTTTGTGAAATTTAAATGCCGACTTTTATTATAAAAAAAATTTTTTTTTAGGCTACAAAAAAAATGCTTATATACATATTGATTGTAGTTACCGTTGCCATTTTGGCACAAGTGCAAGGTCTAAAAATGACAGAAAAGACACACTCCGTGCCTTGGTTCAGTCTGGTCCGGGCGGTTGTCGTATACGGGGGTAATGAGGCAAGGGATATGAATACTTTATACGGCGCTTGGTCATCAACGATGAAGAAACGTACGTTGCCAGAAGAGATTGGCAGTAACATCAACAGTATGCTATCTAGTGTAGCACCGAAAGTGATAAGCTCGAATGTAGAGGTAAATACTCTCCCAGAGGTATTGGCGATGGCATTTGGGATTAAAAATATCTGCCCCCCGGATAACTACCGCAGTTCCGGTACTCGCACGATAGAAAACCATGGAATGTGTCTGGTGTGCGAATCAGGGTTCTACCCATTCAGTGCATTTGATGAATGTGTGGTAATAATTAAAAACTTGTGGGAGTACTGCGCGAGTAATGGAATATCACACTTGAAAGTGTTGATAATTCAAGCGTACTGTAGGAGGTAGTAGCGAATCACTTTTTGCACACGAAACCAATATCAAGTTTCTCACGTAGTGCAGTTTTTCTATCCGTTCATCATCCGCACACGCGCGTTCCTCCGGTAGAGAGCGTGAATCAAAATGAGCAGAAAAAAAAATTTTTTTTTATTTATTTATTATTTTGTCATAATTAAAGAACTCCATAATATATTAATGCTTTATTTGAAGCATCTTGTTCTGCTTCTTTTTTAGTTGTTCCTTTGCCTATGCCAATAATTCTATCTTCATTTGTTTTAATAGTTATAGTAATTAATCGAGGTGATGTTTTTTCATCTCCAGAATATATTTTATCTTCTTCATTGTTTTCAAATTGACTTTGTTCTAAACTATATTCTAATTTCACTGATTCAATATTAGTAGGTGCTTCAATTGACGATTTACTATATGAAAATGATGGACTATTTGTTTGTGATGTAATATCAATAAATTGTGGTTTATAATGTAAATTTTGTTGGCAATACTTAATTAGTTGGTCTTTATAATTTTGATTTTGACGAACTAATTCAGTAAAATCAACATATTCTTCAAATATATTCATAACCCAATTTTTTGCAACATCAAATCCTTTATCTAAGAATATAGCACCAATAAATGCTTCAAATACGTCTTCTGCATAATCATTATAATTACGCGCATCTATTTTTTCTAATTGTTTTGATATAATAAGAAAATTATTTAATTTAATTGTTTTTGACATTAATGCCAACATTTTACCATTAACAAGTTTAGTTCGCATTTTTGTCAAAAATCCTTCTGTTTCATTATAATATCTTTCAAATAAATATGATGCAGTTGCAGAATTTAATATACTATCACCCAGAAATTCTAATCGCTCATTACTTTCTTCCTGAAGTGGGATACAATCTTCCGGACAATTTTTATTACCATTAATTATATTTTCATTCTTTCTTGTGCAATATGATTTATGAACAAATGCTAATCTATATAAATTAACATTGCCTATATTAATATCAATATCTCCTAATTCAAGAAAATAACTTATCTGTTTTTCAGTGATTATTTTATTCTTATTATTATATGGCAATTCATCGTCGTTCTGAATAACTGTTGTCATTATTGTTGAACTTTTAACAAAAAAGAAGGAAAAATAAAAGTGATATATTATATATATATTATTAACTTATCTTTATATTCATTTTTTTTTTAGTTAAATTATTTTTATATGTTAATTTACACTTTATAAAAAAAAATTTATTATTAACTATTAACTATTAATAACCATACCGAAATAAACGATTATACTCTTCTATATCACGCGGATCATCTGGGTCAAATCCTGCATTCTTCATCTGTTTTATTTCAAATTTATCTTCTACTTGCATTGTTTGATAACAAAAGCCATGATATTGCATCCCATATACAGGTGACTTACAATAACCACAATAACACCAATCTCCATCTGGATAAACATTCATAACGAAACTATCACAGCTGCTACATTCATCTTGTTTTTCTTTTTGTTCTTGAGATATTTGTTCATATTCATTCATATTTTTACTAGAAAACCACATAATCTCACCATTAATAAATCCACGTGGTGAAATATTCAAAATTTCTAATTCACATTCAATTTTTTTATTATTAGTATTAATATTGTTAAAAATCCAATAATACGTATTAGTATCCGGTTCTCGTTTCCAATACCACTTATGTGATATAGTATCATATGAATTTATAGAATAGTTAAAATATTCTTCATAGAATTCAACATAAAGACTATTTTCATTCTCATCATATAAACAATATTTACGATAGAACACATCTTGACTTGGTTCTTTTTCAATTAATTTATCTAATAAAGCCGAGCGTTCAGAACTATTATTCTGATTTTCCCGAAAATTAAAGTATCTCATAAAAGTTGATACAAAGCTCAGATGTAAGTCTTACTTGTGCCAAAATGGCAACGGTAATTAGTAATGACATCAATATTATCATTTTTTTTTATATAACATAGAGTATTGATATAAGGCCAACGGCTAATAATTTTATTTACTTTATAAAAAAAAATTATTGACAGTTTTTTTTTGAGTTATGTTCGTGTTGTGTTCGTCTAGCTGGTCTAGTTCTTCTCATCCGAGTCTGAAGCGGGATCTGTGCCTTCGATCAAGGCAACAATCTGGCGTGCCAACTCTTTGTAGTCTTTAGCACACGGCACTGACCATGTATCGTACCACAGTAATTCATTGGGAACGCCGCGTAAGCTTGTGCCCCAAGGCAGTTTACTCGCCATAACTTCGGCTATACGTCGCACGGTATGCTTTCCTTCACAATTTTCTTCTGCGGTATCGTTAATTATGACCGAGAGTTTTACACCTTTGCCTCGCACAAAAACACGTTCCTTAATCGGATTACTATTATTTTCTACATTTGCGTGGTCTCCAAGTTCCGCTTTCAAGCCATCATAGAGTGGCACTAAGTTATGTAATGTCTCATCCGACATTCTCGGAATCTTTCTTGAAAAGTTTAGTAATAAATAATGGTATTTTATATTCTTATAATAAAAGGCATTTTTTTTATAAAACATAGAGTATTGATATAAGACCAACAGCTAATAATTTTATTTACTTTATAAAAAAAAATGATTGTAAGTTTTTTTAGTTCTGCTCGTGTTGTGTTCGTCTGTTCGTAATCCATATTACGCGACACCTGTAAAAATCCTCTGCGTCTCAAAGCTGACTGACGTTGATTACCTGGTACCTCGACTCAATTGACCTAAACTGGACTGATGAACACTGGACTGATCTAAACCGGCCCGACCGGACCGACCTAAATGCCATATCCAACTCTTATAAGATTCTATTTCTGTTTTTAAATTTTCACGATCCTTTTCAAGTTTTACAATTCTGGTTTTATAATAAGCTGGTGCAAGCGTATCCAAAACCCACTTCAATATTTCAGATGTCAAATTATCCTCGCTGATCGCAGTTAACATTATTTGATGCTCTGCTGTTTCTTTTTCTTCCATATTTGGAAGAATCAAAAATGCTTTTAAGCATCCCGATTGTGTTCTTGTTGCCTCACACTCAAAGAGTATGAATTTGAACATTAGAACCGCTTTTTGAAGTCCTGGTTTGGTTTCCATACTCGTTATTCTAATTTGAGTGTCCCCATCCTCTATGCCAGAAATATATACCTTAAACCCATATTTGAATATCAACTCCTTAATTCTTTTTAGCACCCTCTCCAGCACATGACCTGACACGTGAATACCGTTATTTCTGTTTTCGCCACAATTCGTATTTCTAAAACTTTCTTTTTCGGGCTGTAGAAAAACGAACTGTTGCGTCTCTTGATAGTCACTCATCCTTGTGCCAAAATGGCAACGGTAACTACAACCAACATATAAATTAGCATTTTTTTTGCCATTAGCCTTAAAATAAAATTATATATATTATAATATATAAAAAAAAATAGATTTACTTTATTTATGCTTTATTTATGCTTTATTTAATTGCATATATTCCAATAATGTTTCTGCAATTTTCGGCCCAATTTTCCTTTTATCCGTATATTTTATTTCTGATATTAATTTGATTTTCGCTTTTCTTCGTTCTTTATCTGTTAAATAAATTTTATCTTGGTCTTGAATTGTTTGTATCAAATTAATTATTGACCCAAAATGTTCTTGGATTTTTTCTGCCATTGATTGTGATATACTCGGAATTTGACATATTTGTAATGCCATTATATTATCACTATTAACATATGTGCTTTTTTTTTTAGCTTTAACTACATTTGTATAATTTGTATCAGTTAATTGTTGTTGTGATATATATTTATCTGGATATTTTTTTAATCGTCCAAATAATTCAATTATATATTGAACTGTGTCATTTATATTATGTGTAGTTATTACTGATATATTATCTCTTATATGTGTATTAATTATTGCACCGTTAATATCTACATCATTATTATAATTAACAAAATCTTCAATTATATATATTAGTTTAACTTGATAATCTGCATTTGAATTTAATTCTTGTTGTTGTGATTTATATTCCATTAGTCTATATTTCTGTTCTTTATATCGTCCATCACGAATTGATGCTTTCAAATCATTAATCGATTTTCGTTCTATTATTATATATGGATTATTATTATATAAAATTTGTATATCTCCTATATATAGTTGTTGCACTGTAAATTCTACTTGATGTGATAATAATTGAATTAAATTATGTTCTCTATTATCTATTATTAAATTCATATTAATTGATAAAAAAATGTTATATATATATAAGAATATATTTAATTAATCTTTAAATAACAAAATCTATAATTATAATAATAAATAATTTTTATAATTATGATTAATACTACAAATAATAATAACAAAAATAATAAAAATAATAATAAAAAAAAACAACAATTACAAAAGAATAAACTACAGAAAAAAAAACAACAAACTGGTGGCGAAAATAAAGGCGAAATCATTACATATAATATATTAGACTACGTTTTTACATCTTCATCAATACACACTATGGGTTTGGATTGGACTAATCCATTAATATATTTATTTCCATTATTACAAGATGGAACATCTGCATTTGGACAAATAGTTGATACAACAATTATTGGAGTTGTTATATATCAAGTTATATATAATTTTGTATTTCCATTATTGCAACTTGTTAGTAATAGAATATCATATATAAAAACAGCATCTACTCTTTCGCCACATGAAATATTTTCAGTATTAATCACTGGGTTTAAAGACTCAGAAGAAAAAAAAAAATATTATAATGCACAAGCCATTGTTCGAGTTGATAATCAAATATATATATTACAAGATTTATTATCTATGTATCAAACAGATTTTAAAAAAAAGTTGCAGTCTATGGGGGAACACACGTCCCAAACACTTCAAACTGCCAATATCAGGACTGCCAATATCAGGACCGCCAACACCAATACCAGTACCACCAAAACCAATACCACCAATGCCAATACCAACAGTGCCAAACACACCAGGCCCAACAATACCAACACACCTCCCACACACCAACCAACATCAACCAAACAAAATACAACAGTTTTAAATATATATAATGAGATTGTTCATAATTATTTTAATTCATCACAAAAGAAAAGCACGCAGTTTGTGGGAGGCGAAAATAATTTTACTAAAAATGAAAATAAAGAATTATTATTTATAGAATTATTAATTCAACATCTGAAATCATATGATATGTTTCTTGTATTTGAAACATATAGTAATTTCTATCAATTATTATATGATAATGAACCAACTATTAATTTAAATAGTATATCAAATGTTCGTGATATTATAAATTATAATCCAAAAAATACAGCAAAAGGTGCATATTTTGCTGCAAAAGGAATGTTAGCTATATCATGTTTATTAGTATTATTTGGTAAATTAGGATTTGATATATTTGAGATATTAGGTTCAAATGCTGGATTCTACTTATTAAATACATCTCATTTATTTAGTTATATTTCTATTGGATTTACATCATATCAAGCTTTAAATATTATAATTATTTTAATTGCATTAATATTAGTAATTAAATTAGTAAAAGGATTACAAAGACAGTTAATTAAAAATGCATCTCAACAAATTGCATTTGCCCAAAAAAACAAAGAAACATCATATGCACAATATATAATAAAATATTTAGCAATTATATCATCTTTACCAACAACTGTTGTTTTCTTTGTAATTGAAACATTAATTAAATTAGTAGGTTCAATACCATATTTATTTGGTATAATTGAAAAAATTGATAAATATACAAATTTATTAATCGATGAAGGAGTCCCAGCTGCATCTAAATGGTTAAAACGACATTTGTCATCAATTTATCAAAATGGACAAGATACTGTTAATTCTGAAAGTTTTGTAGAACATCTTACAAATACATTGGGAGGTGATGACTTGATGAGTCAATTAGAAATATTATTAGACCCTAATTGGATGGCTAATACTATTAAAAATAGAACAGAAGAATCAATTAATTATACTATAGCTTCATTACGAAAAATAGGAAAAATATTTAAATTCACTATGAGTGGAGGTGGTGGAGGTGGTGAAAACTCACAAAATTTAGGAAGTATTCAAGACTATATAGATTACTTAATTACTATAGTAATAAACAATAAAGATGGTCTTCTGAATTGGACAAACCAACAAAGCTTAATAAAAAAATGTTTTAATGTTAAATTAAACAGATTAAATACACTAAAACAACGATTAAAAACTATGAGATTTCCACAATTAACTTTTGTAAAAGATATAAAGAGTGTTTTGAGAAACAAATTACCAAATATCAAAAAATCTATCAGAACATTTTTAAAACAAAAATGGTTAATATTGCAAAAAATGCGAGGAAAAGGAATATTGAAAACGTTGCGACATGGTGGTTCTGGTCGCCGATTAATTGGTGGGAAAAATGAAGTTATTAACTATGCACCAATTATTATAAAGTTGCATAATAAACCAAAACAAAAACAATCTGAAACATATAAAAATGTAAATTCTCAAATAACATTAAAAAAACAGATACAATTAAAGATACAATCAAAGAAAAATATCCCAAAAAAGAAAAAATAGAATTCGGATTTTCTGAATTTCTGAAAATCCGAATTTGATGCCTTAAATTACTATATTGATTCATCTTTAAGCGTTATTCGCGGTAAAATATATTCTATCAACAATAAAAAAAAATGCTTTTTTATTTTGATATAAAGACATCATTATATAATTATATAGACTTTATCATTTCTTATTTTTATGATTTCTTTACACAAGAAAAATACTATTGTTAAAGATACGGATGACAATGTATCTTTTGATACATCGCAGTTCAAAAAATATACTTGGAAAATTATTGAAAGATATTTTCAACAAAATATAAGTAAAACTCTATATAAACATAATTTTGATTCTTATAATGATTTTATATTAACAAAATTAGACCAAATTATTGATGGATTTAATCCAATTAAAATATTCTACAAGTTTAATACTACTCATAATAAGTTTGAATATGAATATAATATTACTATTAAGAATCCGGTATTAGCTAAACCTGTTATCCAAGAAAAAGACGGTTCAGAAAAAGTTATGCTTCCTGAAGAAGCACGCAATCGTAATTTCTCGTATTGTTCTACTCTTTATGTTGATATGTATATTGATATTACTATTATTGATGAATTTGATAATATTGAAAATACTACTAAAGTTATTAAAAATATTAATATTGGTAAAATACCAATTATGTTAAATTCAAATTATTGTCTTTTAAATAATATTGATATGCTTAATAAACAATCTGATAAATCTGATTTTGGAGGATATTTTCTAATTAATGGAAATGAAAAAATTGTTATTAGTCAAGATAGAATTGCTGAAAATAAAACTTTTGTATTCTTAGACCAAAAACAAATGAATCATAGTCATATAGCAGAAGTTCGTTCTGTTGATACTAATGTATTTATGCCTCCTAAATTAACATCTCTTAAATTATCGCATAAATCAAATGAATATGGAAAATATATTATTGCAAATATTCATTATATAAAAACAGAAATTCCTGTCTTTATTCTATTTAAAGCATTAGGATTTACTAATGACAAAGAAATTATTAAGTTAATTGTATATGATTTAGATTGTGTTGAATCCAAAATTATTATTAATAAATTAGTTGGTTCTATTTATGACGCTAATCATATTAATACTCAAGTTGCCGCTCATAATTATTTAATGTCATATATGAATATTATTGACCATCCCAAAGAATTATTTATCCAATATAATTACAAGAAAAATGTTCTTTATGATGTTCTTAAAAAGGATTTCTTACCACATTGTGGTAATGATTTTACACAAAAAGCTATTTATCTTGGATATATGATTAACAAACTAATTAAATGCCATTTAGGATTAATTCCACCTGATAATCGTGATTCTTATATTAACAAACGGATAGACACACCTGGAGTATTACTTGCTAATATTTTTAGACAATATTATGGTAAAATGACTCGTGAATTTAAAAATATGGTTTATAAGGAAATCAAATCTGGTTCTTGGAAAACAATTGATAAGTGCGCTAATATAATTAATGAAAATAATATTTATAAGTTAATAAAAATTAAAACTATTTATTTAGGGCTTAAATACTCATTAGCCACTGGTAATTGGGGATTAAAAAATAATAATGCTAAAGTTAAACAAGGCGTCGCACAAGTTCTTAATAGAATGAATTATTTTGCAACATTATCTCATATGCGGCGTGTTAATACTTCTATTGAAAAATCTGGTAAAATTATTCAACCGCGACGACTTCATGTATCACAAATTGGTAATATTTGTTGTTCTGAAACTCCAGAAGGTGCTTCAGTAGGATTAGTTAAAAATCTTGCTCTTACTTCATATATTACTAGTTCTACAACTTTAGATTATATCAATCTTCATATTAATGAATTAAAAATTATTCTTGTTAATATTAATAATATCAAAGAACTTAAAACTAATACTCAATTTATATTAAATGGGGATATTAAAGGTTATTGTTCTAAACCAATGCATACATATAAAATGATTAAATCTTGGAAACAAAATGGAATAATTAGTATTTATACTTCTATTATTTGGAATTATAAATTAAATTATATTGCAGTTTGCTCTGATGGAGGACGTTGTAGTCGACCATTATATATAATTGGTGATAATGATATTACTTCTCATAGTAATAATATTAATGATTTAAATTTTAATAATACATTCTTAGATAAAATGATTAATGAAAATTATAATTGGGACCAAATTATTTCGCCAAAATTACTTGTTGGAGGAAATCAAAAACCAATTATTGAATATTTAGATATTGAAGAAGAAAACGCCAATATGATAGCAATGAATCATACAGATTTAGTTAATAATTCAAGTGAAGTAGTATGTATGCAAAATTATATTAATAAAAATATTAAATATACACATTTAGAATTACATCCTTCGCTAATGTTAGGTGTTATCGCATCTGCTATTCCATTCTCTAATCATAATCAAGCACCAAGGGTTACTTACCAATGTGCTATGAGTAAGCAAGCATTAGGCATCTATTCGCTTGACCAAAATAGAATGGATACAATCGCATATGTATTAACTTATCTTATGAAACCATTAGTAAGAACTAAAACAATGAAATACATGAATTACGATAAAATGCCATGTGGGCAAATGGCTATGGTAGCTATTATGTCTTATTCCGGTTATAATCAAGAAGATTCAATTATGATGAATAAATCTGCTATTGATAGAGGATTATTCTTATCTACATTTTATAGAACATATAAAGATAATTGTATTAAAAATCACTCTACTGGAGAAGAAGAGTTTTATTGTAATCCTAAAGAACGTGTTGAACGCACTAAATCTTTAAATTATGATAAATTACAACAAAATGGATTTCCTAAAGAAAATACATTTGTATCTAATAAAGATGTTATTATTGGTAAAGCAATGCTTGTTAAAAACTCAGATAAATATTCTACCAATTTTAAAGATAGTTCCATATCTATAAAAGGGGGCGAAGAAGGATTCATTGATAGAGTTGACGCTCATAATAACCATTTTACTAATATTAATAATGATGGATATACTTTCTCTAAGGTTCGAACACGCATATTGAAAATTCCACAAATTGGTGATAAATTCGCATCTATGTCCGCTCAAAAAGGAACAGTAGGTATGACATATTTAGAAGAAGATATGCCTTTTACAGCTGACGGATTAACACCTGATTTAATTATGAATCCTCATGCAATTCCATCACGAATGACAATTTCTCAATTATTAGAATGCATTATGGGTAAAGCTTGTTGTGAATTAGGAACATTCGGAAATTCTACACCATTTTGTGATACAAGTGTTAATCAGGTTTCTGAAATTTTAGAAGAACTTGGTATGAATCATCAAGGAGATGAAATCTTCTATAATCCAAGAACAGGGGAACAAATTCCTTGTAAAATTTATTATGGACCTACATACTATCAAAGACTAAAACATATAGCTGCAGATAAAATACATTCAAGAGCAAATAACGGCCCAGTTGTATTACTAACCCGACAACCCGCAGAAGGACGTTCTCGCGAAGGCGGCTTACGTTTAGGAGAAATGGAAGTAGACTGCAATTGGGCACACGGCGTTTTTGGATTCTTAAAAGAAAGATTAATGGATTGTTCTGATAATTACAGAGTATTTATTTGCAATTTATGTAAAAGAATTACAAATGTCAATTCTTGCACTAAATGTGGAATGATTACAAATGCATCAATATGCCAGAATTGCGGAACTATCGCATCTCAATTTAATACTAAATATATTGCAAACTGCAAAGGATGCAAAAATAACTCTGAATTTAGTGAAATTAGAATTCCATTCGCATTTAAATTACTTATGCAAGAAATTAATAGCTTAAATATCGCACCAAGATTTAATACTAATGCTATTATAGACAAAATAAGATAAAATATAAATAATTATTAAACTTTACACCTTTGTGAAATTTAAAGATAATCAACTTAGAAAAAAATTTTTTTTAGCCTTATATATAAAAACTAAAAAAAAATGATAATATTTATGTAATTAGTAATTACCGTTGCCATTTTGGCACAAGACACACACACACACATACACACGCTATTCCAATTATCAGTTGTAATGACAACAGATAATGATGATTTCCAATCTGTCGCAAAGGCGCTATTAGACTTTTGGCCAGTTGGAAATGGAGATTACGAAAAATTTGTTCAAGACATTTTAGATGTATCTATGTGTGGCAAGGAACCTATTATAAATAGGCGTAATGAAAACTATGAAAAATGTAAATTACTTACTGATTTTTCTATTAAAACTTCAATGAAAATCATTAATAGTATATTATCAGATGAATTAATTGAAGCTTATCTTCCGCAATTAAAAAACACACTTGTCGAAATAAAACATAATTCTGATAAACCAGATACAGAATATTATCAACTATTTAAAGAATTTAAAAAACAAAAAAAGTTAAAGGAAAGTAAATATATCTTACTTTTGCTATTATGTCTATCAAAATATGTTAATAGTGATGCTCTTGAATTAACTGCTGACTTCTTATACAAAGTCTGGTATTTAGGAACTTTCTATTTTAACTTATCTGAATCTAAAGATACAAAACTTATATTATGTGCGTTGTTCCAGGATGTAAATACAGTTACAGAATTAAAAAAAATAGGCAATACAGAAGATGAATTTAGAATAGTTTTTGGATATTCTCAATTTAAAAGAGAAACCATGAAAAATTATCGCATATTTAAAAATGAAAATAGGTTAGCAAAGCAACCGGAAACTAATGCTCTAATCCACCCAACACCTAGCACCAGAGACTCCATCAAAATCAACCCTCTACATAATGGTTCAGGTTTTAAAAAAAATGTTTCTGAAAAGGAATCTTGGGCTGATTTAGCTTCTGAAGAAGAGAATTAGGCTGTTTCATTAATTGTATAAAATATACATTATTATAATAATCCGGCATTATAAATTATAGTTATAATAATTTATAGTAATACAAAATATATAATAATGCTAATACGCAACAATTTTTTTTGTAAAGGATATAAAAATAATACATTATATATTAAAATAATATATATACTATTTTAATAAATTATATTAATAAATAATGAAGAAAATACTTCTATGTGGAACACATATTCATCAATATAATGGATATTCCAAAATTGTATATGAAATTCTTTATCATTTAGGTTTTTATAAAGATATTCATATTACATTATTTGGCTTTCAAAACTTTTATACAGATGATATTCAACATCATAGAAATAGAATAATACCACATATTAATATTGATATAATTGACCCCTATAAATATGAAACATATGGGAAAACAAAAGAAGAATTATTAAAGACTCCTAATAAAGGTTTAAATAGTGGTTTTGGAGAACATTTAATTGTTGATATTATTACATTAGTTAAACCTGATATTGTTATTATATATAATGACCCTGGTGTGATTTTAAACTTATATCGTCAAATATTTAATATTAGTGATGAAAATAGTCAAAGTGTTAAATTTAAGAAAAATCTAAAATTTCAAAATATTAAGTTTATACCATATTTAGATATTGTTTATCCAAATATGAATAATCGTTATTTAAAAATTATCAATGAACTCTCTGATGATATTATTTTCTTTTCGAAAAGCTGGCAAAAAATGGGATGGCAATTTAAAGATAAAAAGGGAACATTATTAAATCATGGTATTAATGTTTATAATTATTTTCCAGTAGATGAAAGTTTGGCTTGTCAGTTATTGAAATTAAATGAAAATGCTTTTAAAATATTAAATTTAAATAGAAATCAACCACGGAAACAATTAGATATAGCAATAAGAGGATATATTTATATTATTAATAAATATAACTTATTAAATAGTAATATTATCTTTATTATAGGAACATCATTATCTGATTCATGGGATATTAAGGATATTATAGAACAAGAATCATATGAATATGAATTAGATATTGAGAAACTAAGTCAAAGATTTCAGATAATTGATAAACCACAAATGAGAACTGATTTAGAAATTAATTTATACTATAATGCATGTCAAATCGGTATTAATAGTTGCAATGGTGAAGGATTCGGTTTATGTAATTTTGAACATGCTGCTATTGGGAAACCCCAAATTGTATCAAATGTTGGAACATTTAATGAAATATTTAATAAAGATAATTCAATATTAATTAATCCAATTACTACATCATATATACCACATATGGAACACGGATTAAGTGGTGAAACTGATATATGTAATTATAAAGAGTTTGGCGAGGCGATATATACATATTATAAAAATGATGAATTAAGAGAAAAACATGGAAAGAATTGTCGTAAAACAATATTAAAAAATTATAAATGGAACGAACATATTAAAAATTTTCATAATTATTTGATAAGTATATAATTGATATATATATAAGATAAAAAAATATTATTTATTTTCTATATAATAAAAATAATAATTTATTTTTATATAGAAAAATAAAAGTCGACATTTAAAATTGGAAAAGGTGTAATAATTTTTCTTATTATTATATAATAAATATAATAAAATATAATAAATATAATAAAATATAATTTAAATTATATAATTAGTAATATACTATATAAATATAAAGTTAAAAATGTTATCAATTTCATTTTCAGCAGCAATATTTGTTGGTATAATATTTCTAATTATTACATTTTTATTCTTAAATAGAAAATCTGGACGATTTGAAAGATTTTTTAACTATCAATCTTATTGGGGATGCTATTTCCCGGTTGAACTAATTAACCCGAAAGAAGCAACAGAACATAATAGAATAAAAGAAAAAGAAATTAAAGACGAAACAAGTAGATACCCACACGCAATGACTCATTTATATTATGGTTCAAAAGTAAATAGCGAAGCTCCAGAAATAAAAGAACATGAATTTAATGATGGTTATTCAACATATAATAAAAATAATCAAATAGTTAAAGTAAATTCATATTTTGTAGATACAGTTTAATTATACAAATATTATATATAAAAAAATGCTTATTTATATTAAATAATATATTATCAATAATTTTAGTCAAAAAAAGATAATGAATATACCTTTAAATGAATTAAATGAAAGAATCAATAATGAATTTAATTATCATATAATTAAATCTTTATCTGATAAAGCATTATTAGATAGATTTTTACAATCTGATTCTGTTAAAACACGAATAAATGAATTAACTGAAATTTTACAAGAAGAAAATATATCAGATGATATTATTACTAATATTATAAATAAATATATAACTAAACTAATTCCACCTGGAACTAAAGGTGTTATTCGCGGTAATGTATTTAATCAAATTATTCAAGATTTTATTAAAAATCTTAATTTAAATAGTCGCCAATTTACTATTAATTTTGAAAAAAAACATCCATTATATAATGGTGATGAAATACCAGATTGGTATATAAACGATACTTATAATAATAAAGTATTAATTGGTATGAATCAATTAGATTTGTGGAGCGGTGGAGCACAAACAAATAGAGCATCTAAATATATATTGCAACATCAAAATACTGATAATATCAAACTTGTATGTGTAATTTATAAATATATACAAATAAAATCTACAACAAATAAATTATATAAAATTTTCAATTCTGGATATAATAAAGATATATTATGTTATATTGGCGGATTACACCTTTTCCATTTTTAAATGCCGACTTTTATTATAAAAAAAATTTTTTTTTATAATATTTGTTTCTTCATTAGGTGTAAACTATGTTGATAATGGGTTTTCACGCATTATATTTTTGG